GGGAGGAGGCTCGTGGACCCAGTAACAATAATCGGTGGAGCTACCGTAGCGTTCAATGCTCTGAAGAAAGGTTTCCAGTTTGGAAAAGATCTTCAGGAAATGGGTGGTCAACTAAATCAGTGGGCTAGTAGCATGAGCGATCTGGCCTACCTAGAGCAGAAAAATAAGAACCCCCCTTGGTGGAAAGCTATGGGAGGTTCTGTTGAAGCAGAAGCTTTAGAAATATTTACAGCTAAAAAGAAAGCAGAGGCCATGCGTCAGGAGCTAAAAGACTGGATTAGTTTTACGTATGGACCGTCAGTTTGGGATGAACTGGTGGCAACTGAAGGTAGAATACGTAAACAAAAGAAAGATCAAGAGTACCGTAAAGCTGAGATGATTGAAGCAATAATTACTTGGAGTATATCAGGTGTTATTATTTTAACAGGTATAGGTACTCTAAGTTTTATAATTTACATGGTGGCATAATGGCAAGAAACTTAACAGAAAAACAACAGAAGTTCCTAGACGTGCTGTTTGAAGAGGCACAGGGAGATCCTGTACAGGCTAAGAAACTAGCAGGGTACGCTGACAGTGTAGCCTCTACTTCTGTTGTCAACAGTCTGACAGATGAAATAGCAGACGTTACAAAAAAGTTTATAGCACAGTCTTCAACCAAAGCAGCATACACAATGTTTTCTGTTATGAAAGATCCTACTGACCTAGGTGTAAAAGAAAAGATGTTAGCAGCTAAAGACATTCTAGATCGTGCAGGATTTACTAAAACAGACAAGGTAGAAGTAAAGACATCAGAGCCTTTATTTATTTTACCTGCGAAAGATAATGAGTAAAAGAGCCACAACAGCAGACCACCCAACCAAAGTTGACTGGCAGATACCACTACAAGGGGAACTAGGAGAGTGGTATCCTGTTATAAGAGTAGGAAGACACGTACCCTTTGGTTACAAACAGGATGAAACAGATCCAGACTTACTGTTACCTATCCCTGAAGAGTTAGAGTTGCTAGAAAAAGCTAAACTATTTCTTCAAGAATACAGCACCAGGAAAGTAGCAGTCTGGTTATCTAAAGAATCTGGTAGAGAAATATCACATGTAGGGTTATACAAACGTGTCAGAATGGAAGAAAAAAGGCGTAGAGCTTCCTCGAACTACAAGCAGTATGCCAAAAAATATAAAGAAGCGGCAAGGAAGAGCCAGAAAATCGAAGAGAAAAGAATTGGTGGTAGAAACACCAGAGATCTTAACGAAGACGAAGACTACATCTCACTCGAACCTGGAGAACGATGCCCTTTCTGTGGACAAACAAGAGGTAATATTTGAGCCTAACCCAGGTCCACAAACCAAGTTTCTAGCTTCAACAGAACAAGAGGTGTTATACGGAGGAGCAGCAGGTGGTGGCAAGTCGTATTCGATGGTGGCTGATCCAGTTAGATATTTTACGAATCCACATGCACGAATGTTACTTGTTCGTAGGAGTACAGAAGAGTTACGAGAACTTATATCTGTAAGTAAACAGCTTTACCCAAAGGCTGTTCCAGGAATAAAGTTTATGGAAAGAGATAAGACTTGGGTAGCACCTAACGGTGCAACACTCTGGATGTCGTATCTTGATCGTGATGATGACGTTATGAGGTATCAAGGTCAAGCCTTTAACTGGATAGGTTTTGATGAGTTAACCCAATGGCCCTCCAGTTACGCTTGGTCTTACATGAGGTCAAGGTTACGTGCTACAAAAGCAAGTGGATTGCCACTCTATATGAGAGCGACTAGCAACCCTGGGGGGCCAGGACATCAGTGGGTACGAAAACACTTTATTGAACCTAGCCCTCCAGGAAATGCTTTCTGGGCAACTGATGAAGAAGGTGAAATAATTAAATGGCCTAAAGGTCACTCAAGAGAGGGTGAACCTTTATTTAGAAGAAAGTTTATACCTGCAACCCTGTTTGATAATCCCTACCTATCTGAGGATGGGATGTACGAAGCAAACCTTCTATCTCTTCCTGAGCATCAGAGAAGACAGCTACTAGAAGGTGACTGGGATATAAACGAGGGTTCAGCATTTCCAGAGTTCAACAGAAAGATACACGTAGTTGACCCCTACGATATACCTTCAAACTGGACTCGTTTTAGAGCCTGTGACTACGGATACGGATCTCACACAGGCGTTGTATGGATAGCAATAGTTCCAGGGTCTGAACAGCTAATTGTCTACAGGGAGTTATATGTTTCTAAGATCATAGCGACTGATTTGGCTGACATGATCCTGGAATTGGAAGAAGGAGAAAAAATAAGGTACGGTGTCTTAGACTCTTCACTCTGGCACAAAAGAGGTGACACTGGCCCTAGCCTAGCAGAGCAAATGATCATGAAAGGATGCAGATGGCGTCCTGCAGATAGATCAAGAGGCTCACGAGTAGCAGGTAAAAACGAACTACACAGAAGACTACAAGTAGATGAGTTTACAGAGGAACCCAGGCTTGTTATATTTAATAACTGCACAAATCTTGTCTCTCAATTACCGTCCATACCTTTAGATAAAAAGAACCCTGAAGACGTGGACACCAACTCAGAAGATCACCTGTACGATGCTTTGCGATACGGTGTGATGACTAGACCCAGAAGCAACTTATTTGATTTCAACCCAGATTCTCAACGAACAGGGTTTCAAGCATCAGATCCCACATTTGGATATTAAGGACTAACTCATGGAAGAAGATGACATCTTTGAATCAGACGAACTTTACATGGACGAAGAGGAATCCTCTTTTGTAGAAGATAAAGAAGACGCTGACAGTAGTAGAGATGAAAAGGTAGGAACAGTAGTAGGTCTTGTTGAAGGTAAATTCTACAAGGCTGAAAAAGCTAGATACACCGATGAGCTACGGTGGATTAGAGCCTATCAAAACTATCGTGGTGTGTACGGATCAGACGTACAGTTTACATCTACAGAAAAGTCTAGAGTATTTGTAAAAGTAACTAAGACCAAGGTTCTTGCAGCCTATGGTCAGATTGTAGATGTACTCTTTGGTTCTAACAAATTTCCTATCTCTATCAACCCTACTGTTTTACCAGAGGGTATATCAGAGTCTGTAAACTTTGAGACTGACAGCAACATGCGTAAAGCTCAAGAGTCTGACGGTGCGTTACCGCAAGATGATACAAGACTACAGCCTGGTGAGACAATCATTGATTTACGAGAAAGACTTGGAGCACTCCGTAACAAACTAGAACCTGTGCAAGATCTTATAGAAGATGGGCCAGGAGCAACTCCAAGTAAAGTTACTTTCCATCCTGCTATGGTTGCAGCTAAAAAGATGGAAAAGAAAATACATGATCAACTAGAAGAGTCAAATGCTAGAAAGCAGTTACGTATAGCAGCATTTGAAACTGCTTTGTTTGGTACAGGTATTATGAAGGGTCCATTTGCTTACGATAAGGAATACCCTTCTTGGTCAGAAGATGGTGAGTACACACCTACAATTAAAACTGTACCACAAACATCTAGTGTAAGTATCTGGAACTTCTACCCTGACCCAGATGCTAACAACATGGATGAAGCAGAGTACGTTGTTGAGAGACACAAGATGTCTAGATCTCAAATGCGTGGGTTAAAGAAAAGACCTTTCTTCAGATCAAACGCTATTGATACAGCTATTGGCATGGGAGAGTCCTACTCTAAAGAGTGGTGGGAACAAGTCATGGAAGAAGCTGATCAAGAAACAAAAGCTGAGAGATACTCAGTGTTAGAGTTTTGGGGATATGTTGACACAGAGCTTTTAAAAGAATACGACATAGAGATCCCCAAAGAATTAGAAAACCAAGATCAGGTTTCCGTAAACATATGGGTTTGTAACGGACAAGTGTTACGTCTTGTTATGAATCCATTTACTCCTTCTATCTTACCATATTACGCAGTGCCTTTTGAGGTAAACCCTTACTCATTCTTTGGAGTAGGCATTGCAGAAAATATGGATGATACACAAAATCTTATGAACGGATTTATGAGAATGTCAGTAGATAACGCAGCATTGTCTGGTAATCTACTTATAGAGGTAGACGAGACTAATCTCGTCCCAGGGCAAGACCTCTCTGTGTATCCAGGCAAAGTGTTTAGGAGACAAGGAGGGGCACCTGGTCAAGCTATCTTTGGCACCAAGTTCCCGAATGTATCTAACGAGAACATGCAGATGTTCGACAAAGCAAGAGTGTTAGCAGATGAGTCAACAGGTTTCCCTTCTTTCGCTCATGGTCAAACAGGCATACAAGGAGTGGGTCGTACTGCTTCTGGTATTTCTATGCTTATGTCTGCTGCCAACGGTAGCATAAGAAACGTTGTAAAGAACATAGATGATTATTTGTTAGCACCATTAGGCAGAGCTTTCTTTCACTTTAACATGCAGTTTGACTACGATGATGGTGTGAAGGGTGATTTGTCTGTAAAGGCTGAAGGAACAGAAAGCTTGATGGCTAACGAAGTTCGTAGCCAGAGACTTATGCAGTTTCTTGGTGTTGTACAGAATCCAGTGCTTGCACCTTTTGCAAAAATGGATTATATTATCAGAGAGATTGCTAAGTCTATGGATCTTGATCCTGACAAACTTACAAACTCAATGGGTGACGCAGCTATACAGGCTGAGATCCTCAAGAAATTCCAAGCAGATAATCCACCACCCCAAGTAGATCCTAACGCTCCACAGCAGCAACAGGGTGCTCCTCAACAGGGAGAACAACGTCCTCCTGCAGGTGCTCAAGTACAAGACACTCAAGGATCAGGTGGTGGTCAAGTAGGTACAGGAACAGCACCACTACCAGGAGAACAAGGGTTCACTGGTAACACAGGATAACGAACACTTATGAAATTAAAACTACTGGTAAATAACATGGAGATCTGGAACTCATTTAACGATGAACTGGATCGAAGACTTAACCACGTCCATATTCAAATGGAACAAACTATAAAACAGGAAGACTTGTTTAGACTGCAGGGTGAAGCAAAAGCACTCCGTAGGTTAAAGTTTTTAAGGGATGAAGTGAATGGACCTAAACCAGACCAGTGATCAAATGGAGATGTTTGGTTACACTGCTGAAGGAGCACAGCAGGAAACTGACAAGTTTGTAGGAGAGGACAAAAAACCTAAAACAGGTTTAAGATTTACTCCTCTTAGAACTGTGTCATTAGATGACATAAAAGAAGAAGAAAGAGATCGTGTAAGGGCTGAATACAAATTAAACGATGAGTCTTTTTCTTTTAGAAATTTGTACAATAAAATACCTACTAATGCGAGATTGTTAATAGAAAATGTTTTAGGTAAAGATTCTGATATAACTGAAAAAAATTTCACTAATGATGAATTAATAGAAATGATTCTTCTAGCAGAAAAACAAGAAGAAAATTTTAGAAATGTACGAAATAGAAAATTTAAAAATCAACCAGAAAACGTAACAACTGTTAGTCCATACTTTCGTGATCCAGATGCTAAAGGAGTTACCACAAGAGTTGATGAGTCATACAAAGATTCTTTAATTAGAACATTTACTGATCCACAGTATAGAGTTGCGACTAGTTTAGGTAGATTTGATGTAGAAAAGAATCCCAGTGGATTACGAATAACTGATGAGTATGATTTTAACAAAGTACAAAGAGACTTACCTACAGATTTAAAAGGTATTTTAAGACACATAAGGTACTCTCCTGAGTTAGCAGGAGAATACTTAGCTAATCTTTTAGATACTCCTAGTAGAGAAGTAAACATAAATATACCAAAAAAAATGTTTAAAGGCGGTGCAGTAATGGAAGATCAAATGGAAATGGCATTCATGCAAGAGGGTGGAATAATAGATGATGATCTGGATGTAGATCCAGTATCAGGAAACGAAGTACCACCTGGTTCTCTTGCGGAGGAAGTACGAGATGATATTCCTGCACAACTCTCTGAGGGTGAGTATGTCGTTCCTGCTGATGTTGTCAGATACTACGGTGTCAAGTTCTTTGAAGATCTACGAGATCAAGCTAAGATGGGTCTAGCTGAGATGGAAGCCAATGGACGTATAGGTGGAGAGCCTGTGCCTGATGGTGGTCCTGTAAATGACCAGGAACTATCTGAGCAAGAGATGGCTGCTATCAGAGAAGTGATGGGTATGGCTGAAGGTGGTGAAGTGCAGAACCCTTACCTACAACAGCAGCAACTGTACAGTCAACCTAGACCTGCACCTATAGATGAGAAAAGAAACACAACTATAACTGGCATTAATCCTGTTGAAAATCAAATGCCAATGCAAAGCATGGCTAGTGGTGGTCAGGTACAAGGGTATCAAACAGGTGGTGCAGGAACAACAGCAACACCTTCACCTGCAGTAAATACTATTGATCTTGGTCAGTTTGGACTTGGTTATAGTTTTATGGGTCAACCACAGCAGATGGCAATGGTTAATCAAACTGGAACTGCTCCTGGAACTGCAACTAATCAAGTTCCAGAGGGACAAACTTATACAGTTCTTTACCATCCTGACTACGCTAAAAATAAACAAAGTAAAAGTTTTTATCTTCCCAGAGATAGTAAAATTTACGCAGAATATATTAAGAGGGGTTACACTTTAGAAATTCCTGGACTTGGAGGAGAAACTACAACTACAGATACTCCAATAACCACAGACCTTACAGGTGCTAAAGTAACTACAGGAGGTGGACCTAAAGGTAGTAGCACAGGTATATCCTCAATTACTGGGTCAATGGAAGACAAAGACTTAGATAAAACAACTAAAGGTTTAGGCTTACTAGCTGATCTATCTTTTGCACTAGCAGGTCAACTAGGAGTACCTCTAGCAACACTTATAAATACTAAAGCTGTAGCTGAATACAATGATAAACTAAAAGATCAAAGCAAACGTAAGGGTAGCATCTTCGGTGGAGAAGGTAGTATCTATGAAGGATTAACTGATGTAAGCGGAGATGAAAAGAAAAACTTTGCTGATACATGGTTAGGTGACTTACTAGGTTTTGATAAAAAAGCAGGTGTTCAAGGTCCAAACCTAAGAGATTCTTTCATGGGTGCACGTAGAGGCTTTGATACTGCACAGCTTGAAAGCACTGCACCAATTGGCTCAACAGCTAAACCAAAACCAGAACCTATTATATCCACTGCATCTTCAGGTCCAACTGGAATAGCAGGGGAGCGTATTGTAAGCACTCCAACTAAACCAGAACCTGCATCATCTCCCCAAGAAGCACAAGCTGCTGCAAGAAAACGTAAAAAAGATCGTAGGGATTATCAAAAACAACGTGCAGCTTTGATGAAGAAGAGAAGAGATACAGCAGTTAAAAAAGCCAAGTCTATTAGTAAAAATGTAAAAGGAAAGGGAGCAAAAGCTCTAGATGCTAGAAAGAAAAAATCAGGTCCGTTTAACGAAGGTGGACTAATGAATAAAAAGGGCAAGAAGTAAACAATAACAATAAGGCTACCCAGGAATGGTTCCTGGCCCCAACATAAAGGAGAACTTTAAATGCCTGAACTAACTGCAATGGAAAAACCTAAAGTAGCAGGTTTTGTAGATCGTGGATTTAACCACGCTAAAAAACAAAAACAGATGGAAGAAGCAGAGGCAGAGATTGCCCGACTAGAAGCAGAGGCTCGTGGTGAAGAAGTCGAAGAACAACAGGAATCCAGTAGCGAGGATACTGAGAACACCGAAGTTCAAGCCTCAGATGATTCCAAACAAGAAGAAACCCCAGAGGAAACCAAAGCACAGGAAGACGATGACAGCGAGTTAGATGCTGAAGAGAAGTCTTTTAAAAAACGCTATGGTGATATTCGCAAACACTTAGCCTCTAAAGAAAAAGAGTGGCAAGAAAAGTTTAACGCTCTAGAAAAAAAGAGTAAACACGAAGGTATCATCCCTCCTAAGTCTGATGAAGACATAGAGAAGTGGGCGCAAGAATATCCAGACGTAGCAGGTATTGTTGAAACGATTGCAGCTAAGAAAGCTCAAGAGATGTTCAACAAGGCTGAGACACGTCTACAAGAATTAGATGAAGCACACTCTGAAGCTCAAAGAGTAAAAGCAGAGAATGTTATTCGTAAGACTCACGAAGACTTTGATGAACTAAGACAGTCAGATAAGTTTCACAACTGGGCAGATGAACAACCCAAGTGGGTTAAAGATGCACTCTATGAAAACATGGATGATCCTGCCTCAGTTATACGTGTGATAGATCTATACAAGATTGACAACGGTATGACCGTAGCAGCTAAAAAGAAATCTAAGAAAGCTGCAGCATCTACTGTTGCTAAAGGAACTCGTACTTCTGTAGACGCAGAGGGTGTACAAGGACAAATAAAAGAGTCTGATGTAGCCAAAATGTCTAACAAGGAGTTTGAGGAAATGCAGGACAAGATAAACGAAGCTATGCGTACTGGCAAGTTTGTTTATGATATGTCTGGTTCTGCAAGATAATTAGTTGACATATTTAAAGTCATCTATATAACTACCTGTATCTGACTTGAAGCCTCCGTAAAGGACCACCTTCAAAGATACTTTCAACCCAAAAGTCTAAACTACAAAGAACTACCTGGACAAGTATAGGCCCAGTGGTATTCGGTAGCGCAACCTAATACTTTCTGCACCCTAGAAAACGTACAGCCTCTTTCAGGTGTTTAAGCTTTATTCTCAAAGCCAAATATCATGGAGGATTTAACTATGGCTTTTCAAACCGCATCGGGTTATGGGAATTTACCTAACGGTAATTTTAGTCCTGTAATCTACTCCAAGAAGGTACAGCTTGCGTTCCGCAAAGCTGCTACTGTAGGAGACATAACTAACTCCGATTATTTCGGAGAGATTAGCGCACAGGGTGATACTGTTCGCATAATCAAGGAGCCTGAAATTTCAGTTCAAGCTTATGCTCGTGGCACAACAGTTACAGCACAAGACCTTGACGATGAAGATTTTCAGTTAGTCGTAGACAAAAGCAACTACTTTGCTTTTAAGATGGACGATATCGAAGAAGCTCACTCACATGTGAACTTCATGCAACTTGCAACGGATCGTGCAGCTTACAGACTAGCTGATCAGTATGACCAAGAAGTTCTTGGTTATTTGTCAGGTTTTAAACAATCTGCACTACACTCAGTAGCGTCTACAGCTAATGACCAAGTAAACGGTACAAAGGCTGTAACAACTGCAGGTTCAGACGAACTGCTTTCAAGCATGAAGTTGATTAAGAGTTCATTTGGTAACATTACAACATCGTCTGCAGGGGATCATTCAATCCCAGTAACTGCACGTATGCCAGGTGCTACTTCTCTACCAACAGCTACAGTTTCACCTGCGATGGTTATCTCCAGAATGAAACGATTGCTTGATCAACAGCAAGTTGACTCACAAGGACGTTGGCTCGTAATTGACCCAGTGTTTATGGAGATCTTATCAGACGAAGACAGCCGCTTCATGAATGGAGACTACGGTGAGTCTGGTGGACTACGTAACGGTCTTGTAATCAACAACTTTCATGGCTTCCGTTTGTACGTGTCATCAAACCTACCTGCTGTAGGTACTGGTCCAGGTACATCAGGAACAGCAAACCAAAACTCAAACTTTGGTGTGATTGTTGCAGGTCATGATTCTGCTGTAGCAACTGCAGAGCAGATCAACAAGACAGAAACATATCGTGACCCTGACAGCTTTGCTGACATTGTTCGTGGTATGCATCTATACGGCAGAAAGATACTTCGTCCAGAAGCTATCGCTACTGCTAAATACAACGCAGCGTAAGGAGGGATTAAGATATGGCTACTTTTGACATGACCTCAAAAGCTACTGTTGGTGTCGATTCAGACAGCATTGCAGCAGCTACCTCACGCTACCAAGCAATGGGAATGTACATGCGTGAAGCACGTCTTGACATTGCTAAAATGGTAGAAGACGGATATTCCTGTACAAATGGGGACATCTTTCAACTTCTAGAAATTCCTGCTAATACACTAGTGTTGTTTGCAGGTGCTGAAGTTGAAACTGCTTTTAACGGTACATCTCCAACTGTGGATATTGATTTCGCAGCAGGTGATGACATTGTTGACGGTGGTGACGTTTCATCTGCAGGTTTTCTAGCAGGAGGAACAAACGGTCAAACTATGGTTGTAAACACTGCAGCAGCAGACACGTTTACAGCACACGTGACAACTACAGATACAATTGACGTTAAGTTGATTGCTTCATCTGCAGATGTTACATCTGGTATCTTACGTGTCATGGCTTGTTGCATTGACACAGGTGCTAGAGGACGTGTGGCAGCTACCGAAGTAGATCGTGATCTACTAGCATAACACTTTAGGGGCTGACTTCGGTTGGCCCCTTTAGCTTACTTAAAGGAAACAATATGGCTTTGACATTTCTTTCGTTAACTAACGATGTAATTACACGTATGAATGAAGTAACGCTTACTTCTACTACTTTTGCTAACGCTAGAGGCATACAGGTACAATGTCAAAACGCTGTTAATGAAGCTATAAGATATATAAATCAAAGAGAGTTTGGTTACTCTTTTAATCACGCACAAAATTCTTCTACTTTGACTCCAGGTGTATCTAGGTACAGTCTACCTTCAAGCACTAAGTCAGTAGACTATAACACCTCCAGAATTAAAAAAGATGATGATCTTAACGCTGCAGGAAATAATCTAACAGTTCTTAACTATAACGAATATATAGAAAGAGAGTACGCCAACCAAGAGGATGAAGTTTCAACTACAACTCTTAACGGCTCACACTCAAGTTCTGTAACAACTCTTACCCTAACATCTACCAGTGACTTCTCCTCTTCAGGAACTGTTTACATTGGTGGTGAGCAAGTAACTTACACAGGTGTTTCAGGTAACGATATTACAGGTTGTACTAGAGGAGCTAACAGCACAACTGCTGCTACTCATGCTGATGGTACAACAGTAACGCAGTTTGACAATGGTGGTGTTCCTAGAAACATAGTCAGAACACCTGACAATAATTATTTACTATATCCTTATCCAGACAAGCAGTACACACTCGTCTTTGATTACTTTACATTTCCATCTGATCTATCAGCACATGGTGATACTACAACTATCCCAGATAGATTTGGTCCTGTAATCGTAGATGGTGCGTCTGCTTTTGTGTATCAGTATCGTGGTGAGATACAACAGTACCAGTTAAACTTTGGTAGATTTGAACAAGGTATTAAAAACATGCAGAGCTTACTCATCAACAAGTATGAGTATGTAAGATCTACAGTTCTCATTACACCTAGAGGATCTGCTAATTACATGTCAGGAGTTATTTCCTAATGCCTGATCTCTCTCAAGCTCAACCTGCAGCGTTTAACTGTGAGGGTGGCTTAGTTTTAAATCGTTCTACGTTCTTAATGCAACCTGGTGAAGCGTTAGAGCTAGAAAACTTTGAGCCTGACATTGAGGGTGGCTACAGGAGAATAAACGGTTTTCGTAAATACGTAAATCATCAAGTGCCTCAAACATCTAGCTCTGGTGAAAAGGTGTTGATGGTTGCTACCTTTGCAGACAAAGTGTTAGCAGCTAGAGGTGAAAAGATATTTAGTTCTGCCTCTACTGAGCTTGCAACTAAAATTGTTTCTACTACAGGTATGACAGGTTCTGGAACTATAACTGTAGACTCTACGACAGGATTTTCTTCTAGTGGAACACTACAGATTAACAGTGAAATATTTACGTACACTGGTGTTACCTCTACTACTTTTACAGGAGTAACTCGTGCTACATCAAGTACAACTGCTGCTAATCACGCTGTTGACGATGTAGTGTCAGAGTCTTGGACTGAGAGAGACACTGGTAGAACGAGTGCAAGTAAGTACAGTTTTGAAAGATATAACTTTGACGGTAACGAAAAGATTATATTTGTTGACGGTGCAAATGCCCCAACTATTTTTAACTCTTCTTTATCAGCGACAGATGTTAGTGAAAGTTCTGTAGCAGGTTCTACAATAGTTGTGGCTTTTAAAAACCACATGTTTTACGCAGGTAAGTCTACTACACCACAGACGTTAGTGTTTAGTGAACCTTTTGACGAAGATGGTTTTCAGTCAGGTGACGGTGCAGGAACTATTAAAGTAGACGATAACATTGTTGGGTTAAAAGTATTTAGGGATTCTTTATTTATATTTTGTGAAAACAGAATATTTAAAATGACAGGATCTACTCTCAGTGACTTTGCTATACAGCCAGTCACTAGAGATATTGGATGTGTAAACAAAGACACTATCCAAGAATTTGCAGGTGACTTATTATTCCTTGGTCCTGATGGACTCAGAACTGTTGCTGCTACTGCAAGAATTGGTGATACGGCTCTTGGTGCTATTACACAAAACGTACAATCTATTTTTGATGCTAACATTAAAGACTCAACAGTTTTTGATAGTGTGGTTATCCCAGACAAAACACAGTATAGAATATTCTTTTCAAAAGCAGGACAGGGTGAAAACTTAACAAGAGGTATTATCTGTGTTAGAAGAGCAGACAAGTTTGAGTTTTCGGAAATACGTGGAGTAAAACCTGCAGCTACAGATGCTTTAGTTGTTGACGGAGATGTCATAGTATTACATGGTGATTTTTCAGGTTACATCCACAGACAAGAAGAAGGTAATACTTTTGATGGTACAGCAATACTAGCTAGATACAGAAGCCCTGATTTAAGTTTTGGAGACACTGGTGTTAGAAAACACATGCAAAGAGTTATCCTTAACTTTAAACCTGAGTCAGCAATAGATGCAGATTTATTTGTTCGTTACGACAACGAGGCTTCAGACTCAGCAAGACCTGCAGCATATGCTTTAGACAGTTCTCAGGTTGCAGCACAGTTTGGTTCTGCAACTTTTAGCACAGCTAGTAGTGCTGCACAGTTTGTTTTTGGTGGTCCTTCACAGCCACTGGTAAGACAATCAGTAGAAGGATCAGGTTTTTCTGTAGCGTTAAGAATTAAAGATGGTGGAGAAACGGCACCATATTCCCTCAAAGGGTTTCAATTAGAATATTTAGTAGGAGCAAGACGTTAGATGGGTAATACATACACGAGACAATCTAGTTTTACAGACGGTGATGTTATTACTGCTGATCTGTTCAACAATGAATATGATCAACTCTTAGCTGCGTTTGCAGCAAGCACAGGACACACTCACGATGGTACGGCTGCAGAGGGTGGCCCTATCACTAAACTGTTAGGAACTAACATTACCATTGGTGACGCTACATCAGGCACTGATATTACAGTTACCTTTGATGGTGAGACTAATGACGGTGAAATTAAATGGATGGAAGATGAAGACTACTTTGAGTTTTCTGATGATATTCTTATTGCCTCTACAGAAAAAATACAGTTTCGTGACACAGCTATTTACATTAACTCTAGTGCTGATGGTCAGCTTGATCTTGTTGCAGATACAGAAATACAACTTGCTGCTACAACTATAGACATTAACGGTAACGTAGATGTGTCAGGAACACTTACTGTTGCAGGTGCTGTAGACTTTGGTGATGCTGCCCTATCAAATGTAGGTGCAGTACAACTAGATAGTATTGCAGGTGATGCTGACTCTAACACAAGCATAGCCTTTAGTGGGTCTGACGTAATTACAATTACTGCAGGTGGTGAGACACAGGTAACATTTAACAACGGATCAATACTACCTACAACAGATGACGATATAGATTTAGGTTCTAGTTCTTTTGAGTTTAAAGATTTATACATAGATGGCACAGCTTATCTTGATACGGCTAGTGTTGATGCTTTAACTGTGTCTGGTTCTACTACATTAGGTGCCACTTCTTTCGGTGATGCTGACATTACAAACGTTGGTAGCATTGCTCTTGATACTATTACTAACGATGGAACTGATATTACACTAGACTCAGGTGGTGACATCATATTAGATGCTGCAGGAAATGAAGTATTTTTTAAATCTTCTGGGACATCAATACTTGAGTTTAAACATGACTCTGGTGACGCAGTATTTACAGTAAGTACAGCAGATAAGAACTTTACCGTTAAAGGTACAGATAGCTCCAGTGCTATTACTGCTCTCGACATTGACATGGCTCTTGCAGGTAAGGCTACGTTTAACGGTGACGTAGTTGTAGGTGGTGATCTTACTATTAGTGGTGATGATCTCACTATGGCTACCAACACTTCAGGACATATACTTGTAGCAGACGGTACAAACTTTAATCCTACTGCTGTGGGTGACTTATCTGAGATTAGTACGGTTGCTAACGATGACGTATTTCTTGCTGTAGACACCTCTGGTGGTGGTCTTAAAAAGATTACTCGTAGTACGATAGTTTCTGGTCTTGCTGTTACTGGTGCTGCTATATCTAATGTGGTAGAAGATACTACTCCACAGTTAGGTGGTAATCTTGATATGAACGGTCAAGATATTGTTACTACATCAAATGCTGATATTGATTTAGCACCTAACGGCACAGGTAAAGTAGTTGTAAAAGGTAACAGTAATCCTGGTACTGTTGTATTTAACTGTGAGTCTAACTCTCATGGTCAAACAGTTAAGTCGCAACCACACTCAGCTTCTGTCACTAACGTACTAACTCTCCCTCCTGGTGGTGATCAAGAGATTGTTGGTACTACAGCAACACAAACACTTACAAACAAAACAATGGGTGCTACTAGCTTTGGTGACAACGACATTACTAACGTTGGTGATATTGCTCTAGACTCTATCAGTGCTGACGCCACAGATATTAACGTTGCTGTTTCTGATAACTCAGCCACCGCACTTACGATTAAACAAGGCTCAGATGCCTATCTTATAATTGACACAGCTAACAGCAGTGAGTCTGTTTCTATCGGTACAGGTATATCTGGTACAGCTATTACACTAGGACACAGCACCTCAGAGGTTACAGTAGCAGACAACCTTACAGTTACAGGTGACTTGACTGTATCAGGTACAACTACAACGGTAAATTCTACTACTGTAAATCTTAACGATCACAACATTGTTCTTGACAGTGGTAACAGTACATCTGCTGTAATCAACGGTGCAGGTATTACAATAGAGGGTGGTAGTGGTGACGATGCTACATTTACGTATAACACTACAGGTCCAAAGTTTGAGTTAAAGCTAGGTTCATCCCATGAGGATTTACAAGTTGATCAACTTATAGCTGCTTCTCTAGATATTAGTGGTGACATTGATGTAGATGGTACAACTAACTTAGACGTTGTTGATATTGACGGTGCAGTTGATATGGCATCGACTCTAGGTGTTACTGGTGTAGTTACTGCCAACGCAGGTGTGGTAATAGATAACATTACTATTGACGGAACAGAGATTGATCTTAGCTCTGGAGACTTGACAGTAGATGTTGCAGGAGATATTATCTTAGATGCAGACGGTGGTGACTTTAAGTTTCAAGATGGTGGCACAGAAATACTTAGGATCACTAACTCATCTAGTGATGTAGTTATTAGACCTGTCGTAGATGCTAAAGATATTATCTTTCAACAAAGAGATGGTACAGAAGTAGCTAGGATAGAAGACAATGGTACGTTTAACGTTGTCACAGATAAACTAGCTATAAACGGAACTGCTATAACTTCAACAGCAGCAGAACTAAATATACTTGACGGTGTAACTTCTACAGCAGCAGAGTTAAACATACTTGACGGTGTTACAGCAACTGCATCAGAACTAAACTTACTAGATGGTGATACTTCTGTTGGTGGTTCAATAACATTAGCAGATGCTGACGGTTTTGTAGTTAATGATGGTGGAACAATGAAAACTATTCCTGCATCAGATGTAAAAACGTATGCTGCAGGTAGTGCTGCCACTAAAGGATTTGCCATTGCTATGGCAATAGTATTTGGATAGAAAGGTAAA